CCGGTGCTTGATCCTGTGTTATGAGGATTGCCTCCTCCGCCGTAAATATTTAAATTTCCGCCACTTCCTACACCGCCAACACCGCCGGAGTGCTGGTTATTTCTGTTTGCGCCATACCCGCCGCTGGCTGATACATAAGGTCCAAACGACGAACTTGCGCCATTTCCTCCTGCGCCGGAGTAATACGAGCTGCCACCGCCTCCCCCTACAGTTATCGATACGCTGTTTATGCCAGTTACATCTATAATTTCTTCTGCGTACCCGCCGGCTCCTGCACTTTCGCCGTGGCCCGAGCCGCCGCCACCACCGCCTACAACACAGGCTTTTACATATCTAACACCGCTGGGTTTCGTCCAAGTCGAATTACCTGTGTATACACGCATACTTCTAATGCTAGAATTCGCATATGTAAGGTTACCGCCGCCTGAATCTACACTTAAAATTTGATAAGCGGATCCGAGTGATGTTAAACCGGTTCCGCCAGCATTTGCACTTACAGACCCGGTTACTTTGTTTCCACTTAAGTTAACTGATCCCTCTTGCATTTTATTTGCATTTACAGCACCGTCTTCGATTTTGCTAGAGGTGATTGCATCATCTGCAAGATCTGTTGCTTCTAAAGTTTCAGAAACAAATGCTCTTCCTGTTATATTTTTTAAAGTTCTATAATCAAATGCCATATGTTTTCTCTTTAGTAAAACATGGTAACAACTACCATACCTGCTTTGCCTATTGCACCCCTGTTTCCATTAAAATATCCGCCTGCGCCCCCGGCTCCGGGGCCTGCGTGGTTGCGGTGATTATAAGCAAACTGTCCACCTTGCGGATGTCCTCCTGCTGTAGAGCCGCCCCAATACGATCCGCCGCCTTTTCCAGATCTCTGGTGATGATTTCCACCACCGCCGCCATGAATATTTAAGTTACCGCCACTTCCTACACCACTAACTCCACCAGAGTGCTGGTTATTTCTGTTTGCGCCATAACCTAAACTTGCTGATACATAAGGTCCAAAAGAGCTTGCGCCACCGTTGCCGCCAGCACCGGAGTAATACGAACTACCGCCACCGCCGCCGATGGTAACTGGAACACTGCTTATGCTTTCAACATTAATAATTTCTTCTGCATAGCCACCAGATCCACCGGCTTCGCCGTGGCCCGAGCCGCCGCCACCACCGCCTACTACCTGAACTTTGATGTATCTGACATTACTTGGCCTATTCCAGGTCCCGTTGCCTGTGAACACCTGCATGCCGTAGATTCCGTGCGGGCGTAGTGTGTTGTTGCTACCACTTGTAGTTACTGCCTGATATGCTCCGGAGATACCTGATAATCCTGTGCCTCCTTTGTTGACAGCAAGTGATCCAGTAACTTTGTTACCGCTTAGATTTACTGCCGCATCAGCTAGTTGTGCGCTAGAAATAGAGCTATTATCGAGTTTATCCGCGTCAATATCGCCATCCTTTATATCATCGGAGGTGAGAGATTGATCTATTACAGCATCGCCTTGTAATCTTTTTAGCGTTTCATAATTAAATGGCATGTTTTATCCTTAAATACCCTCTAATAACCAACCGGTAGTAGCATTATAGTATACCATTATAAACGATGCACCCTGTGTGCTAACCGTCATTGAATCTGAAGTCCGCATTATAGGATGGCCGTTTGGGTTTACTGTAAGATTGTTATTATCAAAAGACCCCGAAATATCTGCAATTTTAATAAAATCTTGTGCAACAGGACTACTAGGTAATGTTATTGTTACCGGTGCGCCGGCAGTATCTACCCAGTAAGTTTTATTAGCAGTAATAGTAGTAGAAGTTGCAACAGCAACTGGTATAAAATCATTAATTCTGTGCCAGCCGCTGCCATCATAAATTTCTAACAGATTAATGTCTGTGTTAAAAAATTGTATTCCCGGTGATACATTTGTCGGTCTTTCGGCTGTAGTCCCTGAAAATGTATTACTAATCGGTTGTCTTACACCGCCGGATATTTTTCTACCCATTATTTCTTCCTTTTAGCTATTTATCTTAAGATACCGATGTTTCAATACCAAACGCATTCGCACTTACATTAATAGCATTGGCTTCGACAACCACGCGCTGGTCAGCATTCATTACAATGCCTGTCCTTTCAAGGACACCGTTGGGGAGGATTTCTGCATCGAATTCTATGTATTCTCCTGCTGCAGGTGTGTCGGCATCTGCAATTGCTATTTTAATCAAAACGTTGCTTGTATTTCTGTTACAGATATTAATAGAAGCTACTGTGAATTGTCCGTCTGGGACGGTGTAAATCACTGTGGGTGTGGCTGCTGCTAAGTCTTCTGCTCCAAGTTTTCCTGTTGCCATTATTATTTTCTCCGTTTAATTTAAGAAGTAGTTCCACGCAAGTGGATACCCATTTATTTCAGCTTGGAAATCAAATTTTCCTCGCATCTGTATCGTGCTTTGATCGGTTGTTCTTATCTGGTTAGTATTTATAAAGATACTTCCTGCTGTTACACTATTTACATTAAGTGACGCGCCGCCGCCGCCGATCTGTGCCGCAATATAAGCCTTAATTGCTCTCTGAGTAGGAACAATACTGTCTGAATCAGCTGTAAAAAATGGATCTGTTGAGAATTCATCAATACTTGCCGAACCACCACCTAGTGTAACTTCTCCCAAAGATAGTTCCTGCAATCCCGCAATATTAAATGCATCTGCGTTCAATGTTGCAACACCTGTGGATTGTTCGATTGTAAACAGATCACCTACTCGGAAGTTGCCATCTTGGTCAGTGGATGTAAAGAATACCCTTCCGCCATTTGCATCTGTTGTTTCTTTGCTAGGATCAGGTTCTTGTAATGGAGTGTTAGGATAATTTGTTGTAACAAAGTTTCCTGTTCCTATATCTAAGAAATCATGGTTAGTTAATCTAACCTGCGAATATCTAATTCTAGTTGTTACTCCGTCATTCTGAGGCGGAGCTTGACTGATTGGAATTTCAGGACTGATTTGTAAGAATGCTGTGTATGCTCCATCATTCTGTCCTAAGAATGTTACCACATTTACAAGCCTAAATACTTGATCAGGAAGACTGTCAAATACCACATTAGCACCCGGAACAGGTCTTTCAGTTAATCTCTTTACAAATACAAAGTTTCCATTCTGGAAAAAGTCCGCGAAACCGTTAGAAAGATCGGATTCTACTTCTGCATTGGCAGATCCGTATTCCTCGCCTCGGTTTACAAAACTAGGGGTCGCTAGTGCTCCTTTGCCTATTCGAACGTCGAATGGTGCTTCAAAAATATTGTTGGGATCTGTTATAGTTATAGAGGGAGGCGATTCGTATCCTGAACCTGGTTCTAGTATCCTAATCTGGAAAATTTTAGTTTCTGATACAAATGCTCGCGCACGAGCTGTTGCGCCTGTCCTAATTCTTACTCCTCTTGTGGTAGTTTGATTTTCAATAATTGACCAAAAACCTGTTGAGTTAGGATTACCGAACGAAATTGCATTGTACCCGTTCACAGCGTTTCCGTTATCGTTAACACCTTCAAACTCCCAGAAGAGCCCGTCTTCTGATTTAGCAATATATGAATAGCCAGTTATTCCAGCAGTTGTGTCTTCTAGTGTGGCCATAAACAAACCTTGGCCGTATCTGACTTTGTTGTATCCGGCAGGATCAGTAGAGTCAGGAGATCCTACAGTCATTGAATTCCAATTTATGCCGTCAATACTTATAGCTCCTGTGTTTGTATCACTAGCTACTGCCACCCATGCACCTTGTCCCCATGTTACTGAAGTCCAGTTTGCCCCGGTTGGCATTTGTTCGTCCGCATTGTCGGGTGCATTCCAATTACCTAAAGCTGTTGCTGAATAATTCACGCCATCCCCGCTGGACGAGTTATCAAAAACAACTACCCAACGTCCCATGCCATAGGCAACTTCATTTGCGCCAGTTCTTGACAATGTAGACGTTAAATCCCACACTTCTCCATCGTTAGAAACTGCTACAGTTGTTGAATCAGATGCTACTGCTACAAATCTTCCATTTCCGAATGCTACGCTTGTCCAGTTTGCGCTAATAGGTAATGTTGATGCCGTCCAAGTTATACCGTCTGACGAATAAGCTGCTATATCACTGTTTGGTGATACTGCAACAAATTTAGAGAACTTAACCAAGGATGAGCCGTCATCTAAAAGTCCGTGCGCAACGGACGAGTAACCGTTTGCGGCTGTTGGCAGTGTCATTGCTTGCCATGTTTCGCCATCGTTACTGTATGATCCGTTGTTGTTAGATGTAGTAACAGCTACAAATCTTCCGCCGAATGCCGAACCTTCAAAATCAAACTCTAAAATTGCTCCGGTGGTTGAATTTACGGAAGTCAATGTTATCACAATATCATTGGTTACGTCATCTCCGTTGAGTGAACTGCCTAATATTGTCAGTGTGTCAAGTCTGGCATATCCTTCCCCTGCGTCTTCTAGAGTAACAAAATACTTTGTGCCAACTCTTGTTATATTAAAGCTTGCTCCGGTTCCGTTACCTTCGTATGAATCTACAGCCTTGTCAAGATACTCTTCTGATGTATTTCCGTAAACAGATTCTGACCACACCCCAGATTGCGACATTGTTACTTCACTGGATAAAAATCCTGGAGAGCTTAGAGATATTGCCGGCTCCATAACATAAGTTGTTGATGGATCGGGCGCAACTATAGGAGTTCCTGGAACAAAATGGTCCCACCCTGGTTGGCCGTCACTTTCTCTTACAACAGTTGCTTCTTTGGTTCCTGAGTCGTATGTGGTAACAATACCAAACTGTCCGGCACCTTTCCCGCCATCTAACACGACTTTCATACCAATGTAAGCAGAACTTACTTCCTGATCCACAGCTGCTAAAGATATTTTAGTTGTAGTTCCTCCCTGTGCTGTGTTTGCATTAGTAAGATATCCATCACCGCCAAATTGTCCTGATGAATCATTACCTAGATCTAATCCGCGTATTTCGAAAACTGCATCATCTCTAAATTCATCGTTTTCTACATCTGAATTAACGCCGCCGCCTGTAATTATATATTCAACTTCTGTATATTCATTACCTGCATGGTCAAACTCGAAGCCTAGTATCTTATCTCCATCTGTTGAAACACTACCAATTACAGCATCAAAGCCTTGCCTATTATCTACCACTGCCTCAATTGGAGTTTCTGTTGCATCAAATCCTTCTGCTACTGCGCCAAATGTTCCATAAGAACAGTTACCGTTTGTTCCGCGAATCCGTCCGCCATTTTCTGACAGGTAGCCTATTCTAGCATAGTATGTAAACACAGATACAAGCTCAGCTCTACCGTTGTTGGTTACCCATGCGCCTATGCCATCAGATATTACCTGCGTAAAGTCGTTAGATACAATACTGTCATTACCACCATTATGCAGGGCACCGTCAATCTTTTGTCCGACTGCCGCATAACCGAATGTTGTTACGCCCTGCACATAGCAAGAACGTGTTTTAACCCAAGTTCTATCGTCATCTGGCCCCCAGCCCGGATCTAGCGATACGAATGCACCTGCACTAACGCGACTTGTTCCGAATTCATTGACAGCTAAGACATCTCCACTCAAGCCTTCCAATGTTTGATTACGAATACCGGTTCCGTTTCTGACATAATACATGTCTTCTTCTAAAGATCCAATAACACTATTACCATAATATCTGGCTGCGTAAAGTGATTTATAATTTCCAGGGTATTTTAGATCGTATTTAAGTGCCGCTAGATATGCAGACACATCTCTTTCACAAGAAGCTGTGTTGTATACTAATTCTACCCTAAAATTAGTTGCAAGTTCTGCATCAAGAATTTCATCGTCATTTACATCAAACACAAAAGGAATGTTTGAATAACGTGTTTCTGAAATTGTAAAATTGTATTCGTCTATAATATTCTGCACGTAATAAATTTTGTTTTTTTCAATGGTGCTCCGTACATCGCCTGTAAATCTTATACTGGCTCCTCTGTTTAACCAACTTGTATCAGATATACTAATGTATGATGTAGAGTCTTGCAATAGATTAACTGTGTCCGAATATTCGCTTTGAATATAAGAAGTTAATTCTTGCACAATAAAATCTTTATTCATCTCCAACTGATGAATTGCATAATCATTGTTTCTCAATACGGTTGCATTATTTGTGCCTTCTATGGATCCACTAAAGATAATTGCATCTATTAGTTCCATAAGCGGGGTTATTCTAGACTGGGCTGTACTATCTCCTCCGACATTAGCTAAGGCTTCTGTTCTTGCATTATCGAGAGCATCTCTTGTTATTTGCTTTTGATCTAATCCGTATACTTCGGATGAAGTTGCTCTTAGATATGCATAACCTGATTTAAGACTCTGAAAGTTTGAATTTAACATAAAGTCAAACATCACTGCCTCAAGAATTAATCTTGTATCTCTTTCACATTTGGAACGTCTGTATAGCACCTTTGTTTGGCTACCGTCTATGCTCGTAGGACTAGGGAATTCAAAAGTTATCGGTTGTCCGTTCAACGTAACTTCAACAGTAATTTCCTGTATGTCAACTATGTCGCCTGCTTCAAGTTCATGATCTACTGACGTAGTAATTGTAGCGTAACCTGTAGCTTCATTATAAACAAAGTTGGAAACATTTAAAACTGTTCCGTTTGATTTGGTAACAGTACCTCCGCTTACATATGTGTGGGCGTAATCATCTTTTCCTACATAAATTTGAAAATCATCGTTGGTTAGGTTTACGTCATCTACAGTAAAATCAAAATTGTATGCAACTTTGTTAAGATCATCTATAACATTTCTAATTATTTGCTCTTGAGCTGCATCTAAAGTTTCTGCAGCTGTAATTAATGCTGTAGTTGTCGTGATTCCATTTGTAGTAACAGGATAGTCTATAACATCACCGATTAAATTCAAATTCGATCCGTTTGTTAGAGATAATATCGATCCGCCAAACGACTCGCTTACTTTGAAAGAAGTGGCTGTAGGAACATCAACAATCCAATGTTTTTTGTTTTTAACAAGACCGTTTATAGTTGCTCTCGGTGTAAACGAATCACCTACTTCTAAACCGTGTGCAACACTTGTATTTAGAGTGTCGGCTCCTGTAATAGTCACAACAGTTACATTAGGAGCGGCAGATACGCCATTTTGCAAGATAGAAATGATTATATCAACTAAATCTTTAGCATAATTTATACTTGTTGAATTACCCGCAGTATCTGTAAACTGGGTTACATCCGACTGCTGAGGCGATGGTAGGAAAAACCCAGTGATCACAGTTTCTATTCTAGATTTTAAAAAGTTATATGCAGATATTGTAGCTGATTTTTCTGTTGAATCGATTGCTAAATTCGAGGAGTTGCCGTCATAATACGCAAGTCCTGCTATTATAGATTGTGTGTTTCCGCCATAAGTCATGTCATAAACAATAGCATCTACAATATAACCTACATCTTGTGCGCATTTTGTCTTGCTGTATAAAATATTAGGAAAATTGTTTTTTATATAAGCTACAACTTCTGCTTTCAAAAATTCTTTATTGTATGACAACAATTTACGTGCATTACCAAAAGTAGGCAAAAAGGTATCATTATACCCTACAGGAAAATTATATTCTGCCATGTTCGTTGTGCCAATTCTAAAATCTATATTATTTTGAATTGTTTGGATTAACAATTTAAGATCTGATTGTTGTGGAGTATCTGCAAAAGGAAATTTTTGACTTTGCACTTCAGTATTACCCACCGAAGGAGTGACTGTATCCCCTACCACAATGCTTCTAACAATGCTGGATAAATGATTCATAGAATTTTGGCTGTAAAATGCATCAGACCTGTCCGTTACACCGCTGCTAGGCCCGGCATTTGACGATCTAAGTTCATCACCTAAAATAACTGTGCTTTCTGGAACAATAATAGGCAAAGTTTCTCTATAAGTTCCTGTTTTAACAAATATACTGACATCCTCTACCTGTCTTGCAGGAACAGTATCTACATTATCGTTTTCTATCGCCTCCGAAAATATATCTGTCAAATTTTGAATTTGTTGTTTTACTGTTGCCATTTAATATGCTCCGTATTGTCCATTGTTATTGCTACTGCCGCCGAATGAATAAGAATCATTATTGCTAGTTGTGTTGGTTGTATATGATGATCCTTCATACCCTCCTCCGGAGAATGGATTCGTTGTGTAATCCGATTCAACTGTAATAGTAGGGTCAAAATATTGTTCGATAATAGCAGAACTATTATCCCCGTTTAAAACTTGATAATTTACTTCAGGCGCAACTTGATCTAAAACATTTCCTATTAATGTGTTTAGATATGCAATTGCTTCAATATATTGCAGTCTCATAGAACTTTCAAACAATCTTCCCCTCTCTACAACCGTTAATGTAGATTTGCTTCGTTTAGGATCGTTGCTTTTATAGCGTCCTATGTCTTGTATAGTCTCAAAAGTTTCTTCTCTAGTTTGTGCGTTACCGCCGTGAGTTAGATCAAAAATAACAGCATCTAATAGAAAACCCATATCTCTTTCAAAAATTGCATCATCAAAACCATCAAAATTATCAAATGGTTCAATATTTTGCGCAATTTCATAAATTACATATTCTGTTACTTCGCGTTTTATAAACTCTCTGTTCCTTTCTAAAAGCTTTCTAGCATTAGGGACTTTTATGCCATTTTCGACCTGTTCAGCTGCATGTCGAATTGTTCTAAACGGTTTATCAATTGACAGTCCATGCACAGGAGCAGTGCCATCAGTTCCGTGCTCTGCCACATAATACCCGTTTATACTTTGTCCTAGTGTCCTCCACTCTGGAGTAAGGTCGGAGCTTACTCGTAGGACCTGCCCTTCTGTCCCAATCGGCAGTCTGGAAGGACCGGCTCCGCTAAAGTAAACCAAATCGCCTGTCTGTTGTAATACTGTAGTTTCATTGCCTAAAACCAGCAGGTTCCAATACATTCCTGCTGTGTCATTATCAGGTCTGCTATCTGTTAAACCACCGCCCTGTTGCCTAATAGTTGATCCGTCATCAGCTTCGGATCTATGATTTTTGACACACAGATATGCGTTATTATTATAACGGATAGCGTCTCCGACAAAATATTCAAAATCATCTTGCCATTCACCCTGCCAACTTATGCCACTGCTGAGAGGGGCGAAGTAATCTGTGTTAGGTGGAATAGGACTAAACGACACACCCATAGAACCCGATCCGTCTGTAGGAGTAAAAGTTGTGCCTCCTGGCTCATCGGTTATAGTTATGCGGGTGCTATCCTCAATAGACTTGATGTAGTAAATTGCACTTGATGCGCTATCACCTGCTGTAAATACACTTCCGAATGTTGCTCCAAAAAACTTGATTGCAAATCCTACTTCTAAATTTGTTGTAGAAGTAACATGAAAAGTGTTATCTGACGCTGAAGTTGTATTAACTACATCATTTTGTGGATTTACATCTTGTGTTACAAGATAAGTGTATTCTCTTTGTTTTACTACATTACCTATTCTGTAGGGAGTAGAAAATTCAAATTCGTTTTCGTATTTAAATCCATATGAAAACACACCCCAATTTGTTGTATCAGTAGACGGAATGGCTCCTGTGTGGGTTGTTTTTGAAATATATTGATATCCACCGTATGTTACAATATCACCCGGTTTATATTGTCTTGCAATATTCCAATCATTTTCGAATTCTATACCATTTACAAAGATTACCCAATTAGCAGAATCGTTTAAAAAATCAGAAGATTTATTATGTGATGCTGTTGCTAGAAATAAACCTCCACCGAATTTTACTACATCATTCTGTTTGACTCTGGAATTTATCTCTAAGTCTTCCCAATTTCCTAGAAATGCAAACCCTTGGTTAAAAATATCCCACTTTTCTTGATCGTCTTCTAGCCCTAAAACATTTGTCGATGCAGATGTATGTGTCGTGTTACATACATATGTTACTCCGCCGTATCTTATTAGATCGTTTTTCTTATAAAAGAAATCTGTTGTCCACTCACCTTTATAGTCTAAACCAGATGCATACAGGTCCCATTTTTCTTGATCAGCTTCTAAACTAAGACTTGAATCAGAGTTAGAAGTATGGGGAGTATTACAAATATAAAGGGTAGTTCCATATTTTACAATATCGCCTAATTTATAAAATGTATCAACATCCCATAAACCTTTCCAGGCAGAACCATCGGCTAATAAATTCCATTTCGATGGAACAATATCTAAATCTGTGTAAAAATCTTGGTCGCTGGTGTGTCCTTGTTGGCATATGTAAACTTTGCCGCCATATCTAATTACATCATCAACAAAATATTCTTTGTTTGGTTGCCATGCATCTTTCCAAACAAACCTAATTCTACCAAGTCTAAATTCTGCCATTGTATACTAACTCCGTTATGTTATTTATCTGTTTATGTTTGTCTGTCCGGATCGTCGTTAAACGAGGCCTTGAATAATGTATGTGCTAGAATTGTTCCTTTTACCTGCCCTTGATCCTCGATTATATTTCCTTCTTCATCTAGTTCATTAATATCAGCCTGGAAATTCAAAGGCTCAGGAAATCTAACATAATTGCCTACACTAGATCTAATATTATCGGGTCCGACACTCGTTGTTCCTGCAATAAAATTACTCAAGGTAAGTTCCGAACCGCCGACACTTAATTGATTCTGCAAATATGCCGCAATTGCTCGTTGTGTTGGGATAACGTTGTTAGAATCTTCAGTAAAGAGTGGGTCGGTTGAAAATTCTCTAATTACAACACCTGAACCACCAACTCTAATGCCGCCTAATTGCAATTCACTTAAACCATCTAAATCAAAAAATTCAGCACTGATTGTTACAACACCTGTAGCCTGCTCAACCGCGAAGAGCTCGCCAGCTCTAAAGTTGCCGTCTTGGTCTGTACTAGTATAAAAAACCCTGCCGCCGTCTGTTTCTGTAACTTCGTTTTCCGGCGCAAACACAAAGAATTCGCCGGAGGCATATATATCAGGATAATTTGTTTCAACAAAATTGCCTGTTCCTATATCAAGAAAATCGTGTCCTGTAATTCTGCAGGCAGAATATCTTTCTCTCACACGAATAGGTGCTAGATGTTCTGGATTTATTTCTGTGGTAAATCCTGGATCAACTTGCACTCTTGCTCTCAATGTTCCGTCTGCGTTTGGCGGTAGTTCAGTAATCAAAACCACAGTTCTAGGTTCAGTCAAACCCTCTATTAATAATTGCGATCCCGGACCAAGTGACGTAGTCAAACCGTCAACAAATAATTGATTGTTAATCGGAATAACATCAGCTACGCCGTCACCAGTAATTGTAACCGTAGTCGACGACGTCCTGAATCCTTGCCCTCTTTCGAGCCATGAAGGCTGTGCTAAGACACCGTCGCCGATTCTTGGTGTTACAAAAACATCACTGGTGTTGTTAGGATCAACAAAATCAATATCTGGCATGGATCTATATCCGCTTCCGGGGTCCCATATGTTAACTTTTATCAGCCTTCCACTTAATACCTCTACTCGTGCCTCTGCTTTTGCGCCAGTAAACACTTTTTCAGCAGAAGCGGTTTGATCATCGGTAATTACTATCCAAGTAGGAGTTCTATTTTGTATAGAAGAATCACCTACGGTTATATCTACACCGCCGTATGCTAAATCTACCCAGTTAGCTTCGCTTTCCATGAACCTGTTTGTCCATACTATACCGTCTTTGGAAGTAGCACAATAATTCGTGGGCCCTGTTGTTTCATCGCCCCCAACAGTTCTTCCTCCAGTATTACAGATTGCAAAGAAGATTCCTTGATCATAATACAAATTCGTCCATGTCATCTGCGTAGACCCATCGGGAGTTGGCATTGTAGCAGAAAGCCAAAGGTCTCCTGTAAAGCTGTATGCAATATCTCCTTGGCTAGACAGTGCAACAAATCTGTTATTACCCCATTCTACACTTATCCAGTCTTTTTGCGAAGAGTCTGATATAACATCTAATATTTCTAGTTCCCATGAGAATGTTCCAGTTTGGGTATTGTATGTGCCTACAGCGGCAACATTATTACTATTAGATATAGCTACAAATTTTCCTCTGCCATAAGTTACGCTAACCCATTGATTCAACGAACTATCTGGAGCTTCAGGTAATGTTGTAGATGACCAAGTTTCTCCGCCGTCCACACTAAATGCTCCTCTATTATTTGATGATGCAACCGCTAACCAAATACCATTTCCATAAACTATATCGCGCCAAAGTTCTATTGTAGGTAATGAAAATGACGTCCAATTTATTCCATCTGAACTTACTGCTCCTACATTATTTGGGTCTTCATCGGGTCTAAGAGCTAAAAATTTATTTTCGCCGCTTTGTAGTATACTCCAGTTCCCGTTAAATGGCAATAGCGAAATTTCCCAATCATCGCCGTTACTTGAATATGCAACTGTATTTCCTACGCTTGACGTAATAACAAAACGTCCTGTTGTTCCATTACCAGATGCCGAGAAAGTTACTATTGCATTTGTGCTATCATCACTTACAGAGGATACAATAATTTCGATGTCATTGTCGGGCGATATGCCGCCTAGATCGGATCCGCTAATAATAATAGTATCATTGACAGCATATCCAGCGCCACCGTTTCTTAAACTAACAGAATAATCAGTTCCAATTTTATCTACATCGAAAGACGCACCTGTCTTTTCGAGGCCGTCATCTGTAACTACTGTGCCAGAACCTAATGATGCAATTACATTTGTAAATTGTTCTGTAGTAGGCCCAAATGCAACTGCTCCCCAATTTGTGTTTACTGTTAAGTCCACCGATTCGGATGTAAATCCAGGGTCTGCTATTACTGGCCTTGCTTCAAATTTATAAAGAGTAGAAGTATCCATTAACAGCACTGGCGGAGTCCCACTTACTATGTGATCCCAACCTGGTTGATTATCGCTTTCACGATAAACTGTGACAACTTTGGTGATATCGTTATAGGCCTGTACATAACCATATTGTCCTGTACCTGTTCCTGATGTAATCAAAATACGTAAACCTAGTAATTCAGATTCTAAACTTTCATCACTTGATGCGATTGTAATTGTAAATTCATCGCCTGTTTGTGCGTTATTTTGATTTTGTGTGTATCCGCCGCCGCCGGGAACTCCGCTGTCTAACGGATTGGTAATTTCATATCTGAATATTGCGTTATCTCTAAAATCATCGTATTCAACATCTACGTTTACTCCAGCTCCGAGAAAACTAGCTTGAGCTTGAGAATATCCAATTCCGGCGTTAATATATTCTAACGCAAGTATTTCGTCGTTTACTTCTCCGGCAAACGCTTTGTCGATAATTGCATCTTGTGCGCGATTATTAACAAAACCTGTTGAATATACTTCTGTTGCGTCAAATCCTGTTGCGTATGCTCCAAAGTTACCATACGAGCAGTTTCCGTTTGTTGCACGAATAACACCGCCGTCTTCCGCTAAATATCCGACCTGTGCATAATATGTAAACACAGATACTAGCTCGGCCCTTCCGTTATTTAATACCCATGCGCCAATACCGTCGGAAATTACCTGTGTAAAATCATTCGATACAATTGATTTGTTGCCGCCATTATGTAAAGCTCCGTCTATTTTTTGACCGACTGCACCATAACCAAATGTTGTTACATTTTGGACATAGCAGGATCTATTCATAATCCAGCAATCTTCGTGGTTTGGACCCCAACCTGGATCTAGAGATACATATGATCCGCCTGTCGGTCTTTGAAATAGTTCAAAAACACCGCTTGGATTTAAGTCACCGCGTAGTCCTTCTAATGAAAGATTACGGATTCCGCTAGAATCTCTTACATAGAACATGTCAGTTCCAGCCGATCCTATCAGTAGATTCGTTTGATATTTTGCCGCTTTGACTGTATGGTAATTGCCAGGAGATCTTAAATCTTTTGTAAATGCGTTAAGGTACCTTTTTATAGTTTGTTCAAGTAATGAAATTTCCTGCGATGAAAAAATGTTAGTTAGCTCAACAAATGCAATCGCCTCTTGAATCAAAAAGTTTACATTGTCATTTATATTAATAATAGCATTATTGACTACTTCTGTGTTTACCGAACTGTTAGATCCGTCTACAACTACATTAGATCCTGTTCCTAGACCGTTAAAATTAACATAAGTCTTAATGTCTGCTAGTAATTCAACTATATCATCTGTAGTTGCGCTGTCACTTGCAAGATCTATTGTTTCAAAGATTAAGTTTCCTTCTTGATCAGTTACCGGATTTCCTGTTCCGTCGAAAGTTAAATTTCTTTGCACTGAATAAACAGGATCTATTGGGTTTGTTTCTGTTTTTTCTACATCTCTGTCTACTAGGAGAGATTCCATTAAATCTGAAATTCTATCAATGCATAAATGATGTTTTCTAACAAATTGTGTTATATCTAAATCTTCTATGGGAGAGTTGACCGTTATTGTTGTTGTTCTTAATTCTGTTCCTTTAATAGCGGTTCGCTTAGGCACAACTATCGGTAAAACTTCTTCGTATAATCCTGGACCAATATTAATTGTGGTAAGACCTGGATAATTATCGTTTGCTTGTTCGCATGCAAACTCAACTGTTCTCCAAGGTTTAAATGGACTTATTCCTCTTTCCGCGTCAAGATCATCATCAATTCCATCAAGCGTAACATAAAAGAATCTTTCCGACTGCCCTATTTTTTTATATTCAAAATCATCATTTGTGCTTACAGTAAGTATTTCGCCAGGATTTCCTATAGGAATAGGAGATGCGCCAAGTGTGCTGGTGTCTCCTGTTCTGCTTCTTGACAGACCAAATGACAAAAGATCGCCTTCTTTAGAAAGTGCTGTGTTATCACTACCTTGTAAAATTAAATTCCAGAAATCAAATCCATTTCCGTTGTCGCCGGGATAATTTTCATTACTAGAAAAATGAGTAAAATTACATCTATAAGCATTTCCTTCATAGGATACGATATCACCTACAAAATATTGCGATTCAGTATGCCAAAAATTACGCCAATTATTACCAGGAATTACAACTTCCCAGTAATCGTCTGCGAGATAATCCTGTGTAGAACCGTCATCAAAAGAGTTAACTTTCGCTTTATATACAATTCCTCCGCGTGTTACTATATCGCCTGCTTTATATTCAGTATCGACATTCCATATACCTTGATATCGTTGAGATTCTGATAGGACTGCCCAGGACGGATTAGTGATTCCTTCGTTGCTATCGGGAATTTCTCCTGCTGAATTTTGAACGGCTATGTAGAGATAACCGCCATGTAAAACAATATCACCTATACCGTATGCGACATCTAATTGCCAATCATCTGCATGCGTAGATCCAAAAAACTCAATTTGAAAGTTTTCATCTGCAAAACTAGCATTAGAAGAATGTGGAGTAATGCATCTAAAAATCGTAGGTCCAAATTTTACCAAGTCGTTGGTTACATAATAGGTATTTTCTTCAAATACTCCCCTGTATACAATACCATCGTATACTACCTCCCACTTATTCAAATCGTCTTCTAATGTAGCTTGGGAAGTATGTGTAGATATGCATCTATAAACAATGCCATTATTTCTTACAACGTCGCTAAGTCCATAGGTAGTGTTGTCATTCCAATTTCCTCTGTATCTGTCAGATTGAGAATAGACAGTCCAATTAGTTTCATCATCTTCGAAAACTGTCCCGGTGTGCGAAATAACACAAAGAAAAATTGTGCCTCCGAATAAGACTAAATTTCCTGGCTGATAAAGTGTAGTGGCTGTCCAGTCTCCCCTCCACTCGTATCCTTCTGCCATAAGCAACCAAGCCGGCGAAGTGTTTGTGTCCCCTGGAAATTTAAAATTCACATCTGCAGCAAAATCGGTAGATGTATGTTGTCGAATACAAATCCAACTTTTTCCTCTATAATGTATTACATCATCGCGATTGTAATCAATCGATGTATTCCAGTTTCCCTTCCACTTATATCTAAGCCTGCTAAATTTAAACTCAGCCATAAGCGCCTCCTACGTTTGTTGATTGGGATACAGGATTCTCAGACTCATCTGATGATACCCCTTCCGGATAATCGTATCCTCTGTTGATCTGTTGCACAAATCTTCCTTCGTCATCTATATAGTAAAAAACTGATCTATCATCCCATCTGTATTGTGGATATATCAAATTGGGATATTGATTTACATGGTCATCGTCGATGCCTTCAAAAAAGTCGATTCCTTCCTCAAAGTCTTCAAAAGTATCTTCAGGAGCACCTATTCTGTTGACATCTACCACATCTTGATCTTTTAACAGGTCTATCCGTTGAAAGAATAGTTCACCGTCTTCATTGCGACGAAGAGCATAGAAGAATCTTGTGCTTTCGCCTAGAACCTGTTCTGGATCTCTTCCTAAATAATATGTATTAGCCATGATATATCCTTACGAAATTTCAACGTAGCTCACAGTTGCGTCTATGCTATCTTCAACGTCAGACACAATCCGCAAACCTGCTGTTTCTGGTAAAATTAGTTTTTCGCCTTGAGTTATTGCTTTTAGACTAGTTGCAGGCGGAATAGGAATGTCTTTCACATAATTACCTTGTGTTGAATTTTCGTCTATAACAAAAACGTTGACAACAACCAAATCATTTTCGGTTGTGTTAGCAAGGTTAATACCTACTACTGTTGCACGAACTCCAGGCTGTATCTGTACAGCATCTACCGGAGTTGTTCCTATTCCTGTTGTTACTGATTGTCTAAAAATTGTTGGCATTTTTTATCCTAAGGTTAGCGCAAATGTTGCAGCAATGTCGTTTGCTTGAATTTCAGACACAGCACCGGACGCACCTGCTGGACTTGCCCATGCGTTGCCATCCCACACTTCTAATGCATTTGAATCGGTGTTGTACCTTGTCATACCTACAACAGCATAAGCTGTAGGTCTTGTTTCGTTTCCGCCTCTTGGCGGCACAAAACCATTAGTTGTACCAATTTTAAAATAACCCGTTCCTGTTTGTGCAATTTGCGTAATTGCATTATTGGAAACATTTGTAATCTTGTTTCCTACTATCTCAAAATTAGCTAAACGAACTCCGCCTACGCCGTTACCGTCTATATAAATCGAATCGTTTACGGTAGTAGTTATCGACGTGTCTCTAAATTCTAAATTTCCAATATCTAATTCTGGTAAATTTAAAAAGTCGGCAAAAAGATCGTTAGTATGTATTGTAGACCATCTTGCTGTAGGACTACCTATGCTATAAGTGTTGTCTTCTTCTGGTATTATATCGCTTTGAATGCTGGCGTTAAATTCGATCGTGTCGGTAGTTTCATCACCGATAGTAATATCGCCTAGTATTGTTATATTGCCTGTTGCCGTAACAGATCCGGTTACACCTAAGTTACCGGTAATGTTTGTATTGCCGATAAACTCGATAGTTCCTGTTCCGTTTGGCTCTATTTCGATGTTAGAATTAGAAACAAAAGTTGAAATTTTGTTTCCTTGTATCTGAAAATCATCTACTTGTAGTTTGGCATTATAAACAGCAGGATCATCACCGCTTGGTTGAAAACTTATAGTGTTTAAGTCACTCTGTATTGTGTTGCCAAATACAGTAAGATTACCTACTTGGACTTCGTTGTCTACTACGGTTGTTGTTGCACGTGCTGTGCCTATGACATCCAAATCTGTGGCTGGACTGGAATTATTAATTCCAATGCGAGCATTGTTTACATCAAGATAGAGTAGATCGTTCTCAAAAGCTAGATCAATCCCGTCGCGGACGAGATTTGCTTTTAAGAGCGGACCACTAATACGACCAATAGCCATTCGCTCTCCTTACCACGGGGATCTTGTCCCTCCAACCACCTTACATTGCGGGTTGACCACAGTAAAAGGTCAGCGTTGGTCTTTGCTGACAATAGTATTTAGTCTAATCGAAAAATTAGCCTAGGAAGAGGCTGTAGATTGTTCCAAAATCTTCCATGTCTGCTTCGGTTACAGGATCGCCTTCTCCGATAGAGACAATATAGACACTACCATCGAAACACTCGAGGTATTGTTCATCTGTGTTCCATCTAGTGTCTCCGATTTCAGGTACGGCAGGGCGTTGCGCATTTGTTCCTGCAGGAATTATCATTCCGTTTGATCCTATAAACCTAGTGTATCCTATACCGGTGCTTGCTAGAGTTAAGGGGGTATTTAAATTGTTTGTTATGATGCTGTTAAGCCAAGTAGTTGACTCGATTTCCAAAGGAAATTTATTTTGTGTAAAGAGATAGGTTTTGCCGCTATTTGGTAGTTGATTATCTGCTAGATCAGCACCAATTAAACACTGGTTAAATTTATTCGTAGTATTATTACCTACAAATATTGAAACAGCCCTTCCAAAAAAATCTTCATCTCCAGAGCCTACTGGATTTGGATTGTCAATTGTCGATAATAGGTTTCCTGTGCGCGCATTAAAAACAAACGCTTTTCCGTTATCTATAATAGAAGAATCATTCTGCTTATACGCACCAACTAGTATTATATCTTTTGAGATATCTACATCAAACCCGAAAAATGCTCCAAAAGATCCTAAAGGATTTGAAAGAGTGTGTATTAGATTACCATTCTTTGTTTCGAACACATAACACCTTCCAGAATAATTGTCTTCATTGTAAGAACCCACAACAAAATATTCATCAGATATTGCTACACTGGATCCAAATTTATCATCTTGTTCCGAGCCTATTGCATTTATGTTAGATATAGAATGGATTAAAGATCTTGTTTCTAAATCAAATATGTAAACCTTTCCGCTGTTACTTTCGTTAGAATTTTCATTTGGCGATCCTACTATTACATATTGATTAGATATTGCTATAGACTCTCCGAATCTATCGTTTAACGGATTATTATCGTGGTCTGGATTTAAAAATGTATGTAGAAGATCGCCGCTTGTATTAAACAAAAAAACAGCGCCGCTATTAACTCCGTCTTTGTTAAATTTGGGAGCACTAACAATAATATATGATTCATTTAATGCAACATCAAAACCAAAATTATCCTGAGGATCTGTTACTATAGTTGTAGGTTGATTAAGTGTAAAAAGTAATTCTCCGCTAAAATTATCAAAAATATAAGCTTTTCCTTCGTCAAAACTTCCAGTGCCGTTTTGGCTATCTTCAAAAGGGGCGCCAACAATACATATGGTGCTATTAATAGCTACACACGATCCGAATCGATCTAAATTAGATGTTCGTTCGGCATTAGGATTAGAAATCTTATGTTTTATTCTTTTTTCAAAATTATCAAAAATGTAAGCTGCTCCGCTAGACAAACCTAGACCGTCGTCCTCGCTCGGCGCTCCGATTATAGAGTATTGTTCTACTGTGTCTACTGATCTCCCAAAATTATCGTTTTCTTCTGTTCCGAAAATATTAGGATTAACAATTTCATCTACTACAAAATTTTGAAAACCAGTTATTAAATCTATACTATCGTTTGATTGTAGCGTATTAATTTCATTGTTAACACCATCGATCAACATTTGAGAACTTACGCGGGCTGCCTCTGGTCTTACATTAGCAATATTAGTCATATCGGGAGAATACATTTCTGCCCAGCGACGCGAAGATGATCCTAAGTTAAATTGTAAATCAGAACCGGTGGTTAGTCCTTGCTCTAATTCTGGTGTAATAGTAACGGTGTCTAGTGGACTATCACCAATTATAATGTTAGAGGCTGTAGAAAGATCACCGTTAATGTTTATGTTTTCTGTTGTAGAAATATTGCCTACTAAATTGACATCTGCTTGTAGTTCTATTGTTCCTGTACCGTTAGGGTCAAACTCTACAGACGAATTATCAAATGTAGAAATTTTGTTGTCTGTGATTTGTATATTGTCACTGATAAGGCGCTCTAGTACAATTATAGGATCAGGTCCGCTTGGGGTGATCTGTAAAGGACCTGTGCCTGTTGTAAAAAAACCATCGGCATTGATATATACTTGATCAATTTCCATTTGATCAGTTGCGCCAAAATTAGTAGTGCTTATGTCGGTACGAATATCTAAGTCATATACGGGACTGTCAGTTTTTATGCCCACACGTCCATTTTCGACATCTAAAAATAATATAGGTTCGGAATCAAACGAGGTATTTTTAAAGGCAAGGTCTACCCCCTCTCTTACAAGGTTTGGATTAAGTAGATGCCCTCCAATTCTACCAAGTTGCTGTGCCATTAGTTAGCGAATCCAAAAAACACCGTCACGTTTTTACTGAAAGGAACAGGGGATGTAAATTTTAGATACCAGCCGTCTGCATATGGTGCATTAGGTCCCGTAAGACTTCCGCCTACACTCTGTTCTAGAGTAAAGTTGGTAGTAGGAATCTGCATTACATTTTCTACCAACACAATTATGTTGTTTGCACTAGATGGCACATTAGCTAACGGACCAAACACAGTTTCGTCGGCATCGCCGGGTCCAAATGTTTCTATCGATATAGTGCTAGCACCCGGTGCTCGTATGGTTTCCCATGCGCCGCCTACATACCCTTCGATTTCATTAGTATCTGTATTGTATCGAATAGTTCCGTTTGCATCTTCGGGCTGTCTTACCCCCACCAGATCAGGGCGTTGTGCTTCTGTTCCTTTAGGTATAAGTAAACCGCCGTTTGCATCTATAACCACTCGTCCATATGGGTTTGCAAAAAAAGTGTTGTCTGACGGGCTATATCTAGATGTGTTTTGGCTTTTTAAAAACTTCATATTAGTTAACCTTGAACGAACTTACCATAACACTGATTAAACTTGCAGTGCTGGTTCCTACATAAATTTCGTCGCCGCCGTCTAGTATAATTTTTTCGTCGCTAAAGAACACACTTTCCCCTGCAGGAACAATTAAATTGCTTACAATTTTATTTTCGGCTCCATATGCATCACCTTTTTTGACAATGTGAATGCTTACAGTTACACTGTTGACGCTTTCATCTGTGATATCGGGCGTGCCTGTATTACACAGCACCATCGTTGTTATGGCATTTTCCTGTTCTGTTGCTCCGTTAGCAACAGTATCACCGGTATTTGTGCTGGTATAAACAAGTTCGGGAACCGATGTTGATGTTGATGTTACCAATTTATTGTATATCATAATCTATCCTAAAATATTAAACTAAAAAGCAGTGCCCTGTTTTTGTTTACTAATTCTCCAGTTTCTTTTGAGTTTGAAAAATATAATCCAGTGTCTCCGATGTCTGGATCTTTTGCGTGTAAGATTACAGACCCATTAACAAACGCAGGCGTCAGTGTTAACTTTTCTAACTGTAGTCCGTAGTTAGTTTCCAGCTTACCTGTTCCCTGCGTTCTCACAACGATATTGTCGTTTGTATTTCCTGCGGTTGTAATTTCATTTTTATTAAATTCAAGGTCTTGAAACTGCACAAAGTCTCTATAGAATTGAGCAGTTAATCCGCCGTTAACCACAACACTTACAGCACTCTCGCCAAACGTAGAGTAGCCTACATTATTCAAAAGAAAGTCTTCAGATCCTGCTACATCGACATCTGTTACTATAACACGAGTATCGTCGTCAATAATCTGGAAGGTTGGATTATTTCTAATGGCATCGTCAACGTATTTTTTATTAGGAATATCGTCGTCTTGTGTAACTTGATCTTCGTAGTTATTAGTGCCTAAAACTTTTACTACACCTGTGCCTTCTCCGATTAGTATAAGATCTCCATCATCAGTAGTGCTATTAGTTAATATTTCTTTAAGTCTTATTTTACTGTCGGCATAATCTAGCGTTCCGGTATCTGCTGATCCTTTTGCAAAATTAAAAACATCGTCGTTTTCATCAAAGATTATAGATGCATTAGGCAGACTTCCTCTGTCAATTTCGATTCCTGCATAACGTAAACTTACACCAGCGCCTGTTTCACCAAAATTTAAAACTATGCTGTTGTCTTCTACGTTTAAGTTCTCTGCAGAAACTGTGAAAGTTTCTCCTTCTACATTCAAATTGCCAGTGATGCGGACCTCCCCGACACCTTGACCAGTGTCGAGGAGTATGTTTCCTGCATCCGATGTCTTTATCGAAAAGTCACCGTTGGTTTGAATAACCTTGCTCATTTACAATTAGGCCTGCGTGTCAATGTTTGCTAAAATAAATCCGTCAGCTAACAGTTCCTGATCATTTTCGCCGTCTTGTAATGTATATGGAAGGTGGATCATATTTGACTCATCATCGTCAGGGCAACAACTAACGGTTCTATTGTGTAAACGATATGCATAGTAAAGTGACGAATCATCTAGATTTGTATCTGCAACACTATCTAGTGTAATTTGAATGCTGAATTCGCCTTCTGCTGGAGTTGCTTTTGGCGTCATAAGTAGAACTTCGGTCTTGCCAGTTCCTACCTGTGTTACTTTAAATCTCCGCGAGCTTCTTTGTCTCTCAATATAAAGAGGAGTAGCAGTACCACCTGTGGTGGCAGATCCATCACCTGTAAAATAAGCTGATGTTACTTGTATTTTGGCTTCACCTGCGCCAATTTTTCTTTTTTGTATCGGGCGTCCCATTTGTTTCTCCTTGTTGTGACGTTCTAGGTCTACGCGGTGGGTATCCGCATAAGTCCACCACTGGTAGGCGGCACACTTGTAGACAATTTTATTTATCTAGATCCGTGCTTGGCCATTAGGGCAAACAGTTCGATTTTATCTAGCATGTCCAGCAGATGACTGATTTTGTTGATTTGTTCTTGAGCACGCTCGAGGCTGGCACGATTTTTGTTTTGTCTATGCGCCACCATGAAGTTGCCATAGTCTTTTTTATATTGTTCGATTGTATTTTCTATTTTTTTAATGTCTTTGATAAAAATAGGAAAATTTTTTTTATACTTTCTAATATGCTGTTCGATTTTGTCGAAGTCTTGATCGCTTTCTATCTTCATATGAATATTTAAGCATAAAAAAAGGGCCTTGTAAAGGCCCTTTCCAGTTTACACAAAGTGTAGACTTATGCAAAGCGTAGGTTGCTGGAAGTAACCGCAACTTTGCCGAGGTAGTCAGCAGCGTTACCTAGCGATGACGCTGTGTTTGTAAGCTCAACATAACCATAACGTGTCATAAAGCTTACGACTGGCTCGAACGTAGTTGGGTCAAGTACAACCCCACTGCTCATCAGCGGAATGTATGGGCAGTAGAACGCAGGTGCGTCTGATTCAGTCGAACCTTTGTAACCAACCAATACATCGTCAGATGTTGCATAGCCGTTTACATACACTCTCATTGCACCGTTGAGTGTTCCAACGAACTTGGTGTTTGTTGGAGCTTCGAAAGTGCCTTCTGTAGTACGAGCAAACGCACTAGTAGTTGCACTCTGGAGCAGTGTGAGTGTTGTTGGCGAAACAACAGCATAGTTACCAGCACCGCGACGTGTACGCTGTGCAATCAAGTTTGCAACACGGTTGATTTGAACAGCTAGTGCAGCGTGCTCGTCACCAACGAATGTAGCAGTACCCGAAACAGCAGCCTGATCATATGTCAGTGCGGCTGTGCCAGCTAGCGTGCTTAGAGAAGCAAGAATTTCCTGGTCAATTTCAGCAGTAATTTCCTGCGCTAGCGCGGCCATTACTTCTGCTTCGACGTCAATTCCCTGCTGAGCCTGTGCATCTTGCGCTGCTTCGAAAGTCCAGCGTGCGCTGAGCTTACGAGTTTTGGCTTCAACAGTCTGCTTCAAGATCTGAATTGAAAGCTTGTTACCAGCAACACCTTCAAGAGCGGCTGTAGAAGCTGCCTTGTCGTCTGCTGCACCGGAATAACCTTCAGCAATCTTGAATGGCGAAAGTGCTTCTTCGCCTGCTGTTACGTCAGTGCCACTTGTGCTGTCAAATGCGTCCGAATAACGAACACGCAGTGTGTGGATCTGACCTACTGGACCAGTCATTGGCTGTACGCCGACCAACTCGTTAGCAATAACGGTTGGCATTACACGTCTAATTACTGGTAGAATTACACGGTTTAGGGTTGCTACGTTGCCGGAAGAAGTAGCACCAGCTGTGGCACTCTCTGCAAGATACTTGCGGGTATTTTCCAGAGTTGTTGCCATAACTGTCTTCTTGTTGCCTTGGAGACCTTCAAGAAGTGCGTCTTTGGTTTCCGACCAGCGTGACTCGAGTAGTTGTGACATTTTTCTATATCTCCTTAAAACTTTTAAAGTCCCGCAAGCCTGCGGATGTCATATACGTCAGCGGTTTTCTTTTCCGCTTCGACTGTTTGTGCCTGTTTATCGCCTGTAACTTCTTTTGCCTCTGTTAACGCTTCCTTCTTCTTAGGTGTATGCCCGTCCATAACGGCTGGCAAATACTTTTCAAAGGTAGCTTGTAGTTTATCGGTCTGCACTGATTCTAGCAATTCTGACATAACTTCACGCTTGTCACGATTCAGCGTTCCAAGAAGCTCGTTCATAACTTCTTTTCTTTCTGCTGACTCTTTAATTTGCTTGATTTTACGCTCACGATTTTCTACTTCTTTTTTACTTTCTGCAACAATTTTTGCTGCTTCTTCGAGTTCTTGCTCTTTCTGCTGAACAACTTTCATTAGTTTAGCAGTTTCGCTCTTCTCGTTGAGATAGCTTGTTGCATATTCACTTGCAAAACTTTCAAAGATCCTACGACCAAAGTCATTTTTGCGAGCTGCTTCAATGTCTTCTTTCAGCTGAGTCATTTCAGAACGCAGACCTTTCGATACTGTTTCCTTAACTGCTTCGGCTGACTTATTAACAAAGTCTTTTTTGACTTCTTCAAACTTGGCCTTGCTTTCTTTAACCAAACGAACTTTGGTTTCTGCAAGATCTTGTTTGTCGGACTGGAATTCTGCGATTTCTTTCGCTAATGAGTCCACAATAAACTGTTCTAGCTTATTGACATTTTCTGCAATTCGCTTTTTATCTTCATGAAGTTCTGCAATCTCGTTTTTGAGATTGGAGAGCAAGAACGATTCAAATGCTTGAGAATCTGATTTCATTTTCTCAACGTATTTGGCACGTGCTTCGATTAGTCCTTGACGGTCTTCTGCAAATTCTCCAAGCTCTGTTTGAAGACGCTCTTCAAGCATTGCTTCGACTGCTTCTACCATCGCGGCTTTGTCGTGCTCATATTTTTGAGCAAACTCTTCACGAAGTTCTGCGCTGACTTGATCACGGTTTTCTTGAATCTTGTTTTGCCAAGCAGATTCAATTTCCGATTTCATTTCTTCGGAAATCACATCATTTTCTAATAGGTTTTGTACAAAATCTAGCATGTGATTCTCCTACTTTATTTGAGCCCCGAAATAATATTTTTCAGACTCTCTGCTATATATTTTTGTGCCTTTGGATCGCCTTTGATTTCATGTGCAATTTGCACTGCCTTGTATCCACCTTTTTCGTTCATAAGGTGTTCATAAACTGCTGTCGGGTATGCACCCGGAGCAGACGGTTGTGCTACAACATCAACAGTTACAATGTCGAAACCGCTTACATTGCCGTCGCCGTCTACTTCTCCTGTTCCTCTCGAACTAACACCCAATTTCACACCCGACTCCAGCATGGTTTGCACTAGTTGCCCCATGGGAGTCGGGAGGATCTTGAGTTTTCCGTAGCCATTTGGACCATCCATCCACATGTTAGTAATCATGTGACTGACTCTATCCAAATTGATTTTTAAATCCTCAGGGTGATCAACTTCTCCACAGACTGAATATCATCCAGAGATCTGTTCGTTGAGCGACTCAACAGCCTTGCCAATTTCACGAGAAGAATAAACTCTCTGGTTCTGATTGCGGATATCACCTTGTATGCAAATACCGCTCATATACAGAGATTTGCCGTTTTCCTCTTCTTGTCGCTCCAAGACAATCTTAGCCTGGTCGAAACTCAAATGTTCTGCAAGAGTTTGTTTCACCTAAATTTCCTTATCGCTTGCTACGGAGAACGCTGTCGGTGTTGTCTGCACCGGATTCTTTGCTGTCTGCACCTGCTGGCGCTTTGCCATACATGCTAGACGACTTTGTTCCACCAACTTTGTTGACATTACCTGTGTTCATGTCTTTTGGTGTTTCTGAAGAACCGCCTGTTTCACCCTCGCCGCCGCTGAGGATGTTTTCGGTTGTTCCGCCCATGTCGTTCTTCATGTTGTCGACTACAGAATCTGTATTGTCTGCTTCTGTTTCAGAACTGGAAGCACCTTTGCCGTCCATCTTTTCTACGTATTCACGTACCTGTGCAAGTTCTGCTTCGAAAGCTTGATCTTCTTCACTTGCAAAGCCTTCCATTTCTTCTTCACCTTCTTCTTCAGCATCCATTTCCATGTCTGCGTCCATTTCGGGCTCTTCTTCGGATTCTTCGCCTTTGAGTTCGTCGAACTTGGCTTGTAGTTCGTCTACAATAGACTCAAGGTCTTGGAAGAGTTCTTCAGGATCTTCTTCGCCCTCTTCATCGTCCATTTCGCCTTCTTCATCATCGATTGTGATTTCGTCTTCGAGGTCGCCTGTTTCTTCGTCTGGAAGATCCATCATGTCTTCTTCTTTGACTTCCTCGTCTTTGTCGTCTTCGTCTTCATCTGCATCATTAGCAGCTTCTTCGACTTCTTCTTCGAATTCGCCCTCTTCTGCTTCGATTAGGCTTTCATAAATTTCGCGCGACTTAGCTACCACATACTCGTGGAAAAGCTCTTCCGCTTTGTCTTGTTCGTCGTTTACAAGATGCTCTAGCATCTGTTCAAGTGTCTTGTCTGACATAATTTAATCTCCTCTAGTTGTAAGGCTGTAGTACTATTTACAATATTTTAACATTTTTGGCTTTAAATGGTACTTTTTTGATTCATTTTTTGGAATATATAGTCAAATCGAACAATTCATGCATTTGATCGTAGGAAATATGCTCTAAATTTCTATGGGTGCTGAGCTTGTCTGGCACAAAGCCACCTTCTGGTATTAGTCTATAAAATTTGGTGTTCACAAACTCTTTTACCACTTTTTCAGTTTGATTTAACCAATTTCCAAAATAGGTTGCGGCGTCTGTAGATTTCTTATAATTGAATGTGTCAGCATACACATTGTTGAGTTTGCCTCGGTTGCCTTGATAATCAAAACCCAAAATAAAGATCTTTTTATGGCCATTTGTAGCTGCGAACCACAGTGCCGTTGGTCCAGAACTCCAGCCTTTGTGCGGCGAAAAGTAGTTGATACCAGATTTAGCGTTTATGCCTTTGTTTGGATTTGTCCAAACCTGATGATTTCTGTGATACCCGCTAGCAACAATTTCGTTGACCATTTTAACGTCTACCGACACGAGATAATCTGGCTCATATTCTCTATATTGAGCATTGCAGCCATAAACGGTTCCTATTTTTTGAAGTTCTTGTGGATCTACAGACAGTCTACTAGTGCCATTGCCTACTACAAACGCAATGTCTTGACTTTGTATGTTTTGGATTTTTTTTACAACTTTGGGTTTTTCAACGTGTGCAATGTTTGGTTTTTTAGTTGCCTGTTGTTCCCTTAGTTTTCTAAGCCTCTTCTTCGCCACTTGGGTTTCCATACATCTGTTGTATGAAGCCCGATTCGGCTTCGTGCTCTGCTTTGTGGGCTTCAGCTTGTAGTCTCAGCTGATTTATTTGTCCTAGAGTAAGTTTTACCTTGCGGGTGTCGCCTCGAGACAGTACACTGTTGTCGCGGCGATTGTCATATCTGCGATCATTTGCAAAATCATTTTTATCTTGGTCGAAGGCCAAAAACTCTCTCAAAAGCATACTACTATTTATCCTTCTGCTGCTCCGCCTTCTTCGCCACCTAGCGGACTTTCTGCTTCACCGCCCTCGTCGCCACCTTCGATATCGGCAGGTGCTTCTTCTGTTTCTCCAGCAAGATCTGCTTCGATTCCAGCAGGAGTTACTCCAGCACTGCGCATTTGCGCTTCAGAATCTAGTTCGTTTTTGAGACTGCCTGTGTTTTCTTCGCGCCACAGTCTCTCATTCTCTGCAATCTCTTCTTCTGTTAGACCAAGGTAGCGTTTCATAGCAAAACGCTTGCTTAAAAACGGAATGTCTGCTATCTGGCCATATAGATTTGCACGTGTTGCGTCTAATTCTGCTTGTCTATATGCGGCAAAGTTTTGCGGCGGATTAAAGTCAATTTCAAATAGACTGCTGTCTATGTTATATCCATTGTGATGTAACCAATACTTGAATTCTTGATCAAATACCTCTACAATAGTGCTCTGTAGACGTTCACAGTATTTGTTAAAGCGCAGTTCTTGAATATATGCCGTGCCTACTTTGCCATCTGCAACTGTATTGGGTTGTTCGTCGATCGTTGTTGGCAAATAACTAGAGGGTATACGCAGGGCACGGAACAGTTTGTTTGTAAAATATCTTAGATCTGTTATTTCACCAAGGTTTGTGCCGCCAGGCAGTGTTTCAACTTTTGATCCACGGCCCTCTGCTGTTTGAGGAAAGAAGTAGTCTTCGTTTGTGGAAAGCGGGTTGTAACTTGCATCAATAACACTTTGTCCGCCGCCGCTGGCACTGGGAATACGTCTCTGCTGAATTTCATTTTTAACACGTTCAACAAACTGCATGGCCATGTGTGCAGGCATGTTTCCAACATCAACATAAAAAATGCGTCGCTCTGGTGCACGCTGAATTCTGTAGATAATAATAGCGTCTTCTAAAAGTTCTTTTTGTTTGTATACCTTAAAAACGCTTTCTAGCAGACTGTTGCCAAACGGATAGTTAGAATCGATGCCTTCTGAAAGACTCAAATGTACCATGTGTTTGGCATCGACAGTGACTTCGTTTTGATTGGTCTGAAAGCGCGTGCCAGGCGGTTGATTTACATCACCAACATAACCTCGGCCAAATGCACCGCCACTTACATAAGAACTGGTGCCGTGCGGTGCATTGTTTTGTGTTCCAAAAGGAGTAACTGCAACATTTTCTTTAAAATTGAAGTTAAGGTCTTGAATAACATATTGCTCTGGTATTTTACCAGTGCTTTCGTTTACGATGATTTTTGAAACTTTGGCAGGTTCAACATATAGCAGTTTGAGTGTTTCTGGATCTCTAATAAAAAAGCAATCGCCATATTTAAAAGTGTTTCTCACCATTCTAAAAATGCGAGTTTCAAATTCCTGATACTTGCTCCATTTAACCAGTGCGTCATTCAACATGCGTGTTTCTGTCGGAGTTGGACTGCCTTTGAATTTAAATTTGAATGGCGTTCCGTTTTCGTTGTCTTTGTCTGTGCAGAATTCTGCCAGTATGTCCAACGCGGCATTGACTTCAGAATCCATGTCCATTGTTTCATACTGTGTATAACGCTCTGTTCTGTTGGGAGAGCCTGCGTATACATCAGGAAGATATGACGAATAGTTTGATCTTGCAGGACCAGCACCGCCTCCGTTTCCTACAGGGCTGTAAGAACCCGAATTGTCCGCTGATACAGGACTAAAATATTTTTTCCAACTCATTGACTTATCCTATGGCCTTGTAGAGATCTCCAGAAAGGCCTTCAGTTACTGATATTTCTCTTCTGGTTAGATCGTTGTTGACACGCATTAATCTCACTAATTCAGTTATATTAGTATTTAATTGTTGTATAGGGTCTGTTTGTGTTTCTTGGCCCTGTGGCCTTGTTCCTGTACCTTGCGCTTCTCTTCTTGCTCTCCTGCCAGCACCTCCACCTCCACGCGCTTCTTCAGGAGCTCCGGGGGTGTCGGTTTCGGGGCCGCCGGTCTGTGCAAGTTCCGGAGACGGCATGGGTGCTGTTCTATCAACAGGCTGTCCGCCTGTGCGTGCTCTAAATTCGTCTGCGGTGCCGGCTTGTTCTGCGGTTCTTACTAGGCTTTGTATGGGATTACTGTATGAAAAATCTTCGTTGTCGTCTACTATTTCTTCTCTAGCATCTAGTTCTCTTGTTCTTAGATTTTCTAGATCTCTAGTAAACGATCCTCCGCCTGTGAGGTTACCTAAAAGACCAGATAAAAGGCCAGGCTCTTCTGAACGTGCTCTAGCCCTGTCGTGCCTTTCCTCAGCTCTTGCTTTTCTTCTTTCTTGCACATCTTCAAGAGCATTTTGATATTCTTGTTCTCTCAGCTGCTTATTTTCATCTATGCGCTGTACTTCTTGTTGTCTAGCTATCTTTGCGGCAGCTTCTGCATTTTTAAGCTCTTCTAACTGCTGTTCTCTCAACTGTTGACGCGATGCAAATGCTTCTTCGTCTGCGAACGGATTTAATGCTGTTTTTAATCTATCGATCGCGCCTGCAAGATTTATAAACATTATTTCAAAGAATGAAGTTATTTTACTGGTAATAGCTTGGAATGGCAGAACTAGATATTTTTGCAACTGGCCAGCTACTAGTCCTGCGGCATTTTTTAGGGCTAGTCCTAGCAGTGTTGCTGTGTCTTTTAGGCCTTCCCACATATCGCCTAAAGACCATCCCTTGTCGTATAAAATTTTGAAAATTGCACCTACTGCAACGGCACCTGCAATTACTGCTAGCACAGGGGCCGACAGTGCTGCCATTAATGCAGCAAATGCACCCGTTGCCGCAGTTGCGGTAGCAGTAACACCTGTTTGAATACCAGTGGCAATAGCTTGGGCAGCGGCAGCGCCTTTAAGTGCAATAAATGCTCCTGCAACACCTGTGAGAATTGGAAATAAGTAGTCGTCTATTACTCCGCCTATGAATCGTAGTGAAGGAACAACAAAATCTGTTATTACCGTACCTACTAATCTAAATGCCGGAAGCACGAGTCCGCTGACTATGTTACCAAGTATTACAACAGAATCTATCGCTAACGGTAGTAATCCACTTTGAGCAAGTGCAACTGTAAAGAAGTTGCCCATTCTAGCAACTTCTTGTTGTGACTGTTGAAGGACTTGATTAAAATTATCTCCACCCTCGGCCGCCGACTGCTGTGCTTGTTCGGCTGCAATTATAGCACCTATCTGTCTACGTTGTGCGGCTGTTGCTGTTTGCATTACAGGAAAAAGGGCTTGGTTTGCTCCTGCAATACCCGAAATCGACTGTGCAACTCTTTGACCTTCGCGTATCAAAATGTTGTCAATTCTCTGTCTATCTCGAGTTGTTAGAACAGTGTTGGACTGTATATTTTTTCTAGATTCTTGTAATGCAGAGACAACATTAGGAAATTGGCTAGCTAATAATTGGTTTTGTTCTTGGCTAACTGTGCCCGTAGCTAAAACATCTTTTGCCAACTCTTTCATTTCGTTGTTTGGCATTTGCGTAATTAAATCGTTAAAACTTTGCCTTACATCTGCGCTAGTTCCTTGCAATGCCGCCTGAAATTGTGCAGAACTAGCAATCTGTGCCTGCTCTTCCGCTAGAGAATCTCTTCTTTCGCCCGTGACCTTGGCAAGTTCATCTAGTGTTTTTAGATAATCTTGCGTTCCAGACAACAGTTGTCTATCAGACAGGCCCTGTTGAATACCTTGGATACGCAACAGTCTACTGTAGTTTAATAGACCTTCGTTGATCTGTTGTGTGCCCAATCCTAGGTTATAGAGACCGTCGTTGGTGTTTAACAGAGTTCTGCTGAGTCGTGAAAATCTTCTAGCACCGTCTGCTGTGGTTTCTCCAAAACCCAACAGTGCTTCACCGTTTCTCTGCATGAGACCAGCAAAATCGTCTAAGGTCATGCCTGCTTCGCTTGCAGACCTTGCCATGTCTAACACGCTACCGCCGAATGTAGCGCCAGTAGCAGTGGCATTGATAAAAGAATTACCCAGCTGTTCAGCGTTGCGCGCCACTGCGGTAAAAACATTTGCCAGCGTGTTTCCAACAACTGGAATATAGCTCAGTGTCTGTGTGGCACTGCTGATGCTGTTGCCTACATTAGCAAACTCATTAATCAGTCTAGTTGACGAATTTGCTAGATCCAGCAGACCTCTACCTGCCATTCTTGCAGATATTGCAAATTTGTCCGAACTGGTTTTGGCACCGCCTAGACCTTTTTTGAAATCATCGAATTTAGGCTTGCGGCCGCCTTCGTCGCCTGTGTACCTTTTGAATACTTCGAGAAGTTCTTCTAGGGTTGCTTCCGACGCAGCATTTTCTGCTGTTACTAATCCAACGCCGGGGATGTCTATTTGCACTGCCATTAATTAAAAACCCATAATCTGCGCATATAAATATTTGTTATAGCTTACTTATTTATTGGAGATAACAATGGCCGAATTTGAAGGACTGACAAACCCCAACCCGCTAGCACAGTATTATAGACAGCCTAAGATCTATATTGATCTACCCAGCCGAGGAGAATTCTATCCAGAAGGCACATTGGATCTGTCTCAGGACGGGAAATATGCAGTTTTTGCAATGACTGCAAAAGACGAATTGATGTTTAAGACACCCGACGCACTACTCAGCGGACAAAGCACTGTAGAAGTAATCAAAAGCTGCATCCCAGCTATAAAAGACCCGTGGCAGATGCCGTCAATCGACGTAGATGCCGCTCTTATAGCCATAAGAATCGCAACCTACGGCGAAGACATGGAAGTAAGCAGTACTTGTCCTTCATGCGAAGCAGACAACGAATTTGCTATCAATCTCACAAATTGGCTGGCGGAAACTGCTCAGTTCCAGTATCAATCAGTAATACAACTGGACGAACTTACTATCCACATAAAGCCATACTCCTACAGCGAAATAACAAAAACCAATCTCAAAACGTTCGAGCAGCAGAGAATTTTCAGTGTGATCAACGACGATACCATTTCAGACGAGCAAAAAATAGAAATGTTCGGCGAGAGCTTTGTAAAACTTACCGCAATGACCGTAGATGTTATAGCAGGTTGTATTCGAGAAATACAAACGCCTCAAGGTTCTGTCAGTGATCCAGACATGATACAAGAGTTCGTAAACAACGCAGACAAAGAAGTGTTTCAAACTATTTCAGATCACATCACAAACATGAAAGGCAACGGTGGCGCTAAAGTTATTCCTGTAACCTGTAATTCCTGTGAGCACAACTATGACATGCCTGTAACAATGGATCAAACGACTTTTTTCGCGCCAGGATCCTGAGACTTCCGGAATCAGAGATCCAAGAGATCGCTAAAAATATGGATAAAGATGTTCGGAACATCAAAAAGGAAGTTCTTAAAATGTGTTGGTATATGAGAGGACTATCCTATAGCGAGGGCATGAATATGAGCTACGAAGAAAGACAAATTGTTTCAGAGATAATCAAAGACAATTTGGAAACAACAAAGAAAACACAGATGCCTTTCTTTTAATAAACGATCTAAAGATCGTTTGCATTTTCGCTTGCGCTCAATGCTTTTTTAATGAAACAATATTCTAACTGCGAAGCAGTTTAAGTATTATCTAGATTAAGCGGTCACATAGAGCCCGTTGCGGGGCTCACTGTTCTGCGCATTATCTGAGTAGCACAGTCACCACAGCATTGGAACTATGATGTTTTATAAACAATGCATACAACTGTAATGCACTTTCTTTATAGCACACCTCACAGGCGGTTGGCCGGTACCTGCTCGTTCCGATAGAGTTTCTTATGTCCAACGGCAGCCTTGTACACAAATGCTGTCTTGCATACAAAACCTGAGATTTGATTATCTCGTCCTTAGCCTCGAATGAATTCTTCTATAAACGCATCAAATTGGTTAATTAGGCATATCCAATCATCATCCTTTCGGGTAGTGATGCGAGTCTCCGCCGCCAAACGGAAATTCAATTCCCTGTGCTCACGTAGCTGGCCAGGTCTAAGTCCACCATAACAGCGCCGGTGGGGGCTTAATTGACGGTGTTAATCGTCCAACTGCGGTGGACGATTTCCATATATTTGTTGTAGTGTTTCTGAAAGTTGCCTTGAACTGCCTACGCGAACATTGATTATACCGTTGTAATACTCGTCGGTTTCTAATACTCGCCTGTCAAACTGTTCTTTAGCCTCTAGATATGATAAGACGCCTCTGCTGGGACAAAAATGTAAAATTTCTCTAGTAAATTTTTCGGGGCCTAGTGTTTCTACATCTGCTAAAAGATGATCTGAAGATCCCCAATAGTCTCTCCAGTCACTTTCTTTATATCCGCGCCTGCGATTTTTTTTGCCTTTGAGAGGTGGTTTTGAAGTTTTAAAACGTGCTAGTTTTTTGCCTATGTATTTTTTATTGTTGGTAAGATTAGTGATAAGATAGACAAAGCCTTCGCACTCGTTTGGAAGCTCATTGATTTCCTTTCCCCGATATGTCCACTTTGTCATCAGACTTACTTACTTGTTTCGGCCTTCCTATCATGCCTTTTCTGGCTGCCTTTCGTTGTTCTCGCTTTGCCTGTATTTCTTTTCTGCGTTCGGACGCACAGTTGCGTATCTGTGATAGCCAATAACGTGCCTTGATACCTGCTTCGTCAGAGCCTTTATATTCAAAATTAGTTTGCCACTTGAAGTATTGCTGGAATGCTTCGATCATTTTGTCGTGGCTTTCTGTGCTCATTTATACAATATCTACATCCGTTGAATACGATGTAAATCCGTTTTCTTTTATGACTTTCAACACCTGGTTCACTCTGCTGACAAGATCGTCACGATGACTGATTAAGAATACATTTTTCTCTCTTTCTCTAGACATCTTCTTGAGAACACCTATTGAATTCTCAACACCGCTCGCATCCATGCCGCTGTCGACTAACTCGTCAATAAACAGCAGATTTATACCGTGATAGAGGTTTTCCCATACATCTCGGAATGCCCAGCTGAGACTGAGAATCAAACGATTGCGCTCTCCTCTGCTGAGGTTGTCGAAATCCAAATCCTGACCTAGCTGTGTTATGATTACGCTGAGATCATTTTGGAATTCTACTACGTGCGGTAAACCCACTCTGCTGAGATAGTAAGTCAATCGTTGATTTAAGAACGCAAGATTTTGATCAATAATCTTTTTACACAAGAAACTGTCTTTGTTAGTCAACAGTTTTAATAGGAATTCTTGATGATCTTTGATTCTTGTGAGTTCGTTTACCGCTTCCCAACTGATTTCCTGTAAAGCAGTGTCCTGTAGCTCTTTAATTTGATCGTCGTACGGATTAGTTTCTTTGTCTTTCTGCATAAACTCTTTTTGCAAGCTTTCGAGCGTGCTTCTGTGATTTAATGCTTCCTCTAAAGAATCATAATCAACGCTAGGACATGCTCCTAGATCTCCAATTTCAACAAGCGCAGTTTCTAAATCCTTAACTTCCGTTGTTTCTGTGTTTAATTGCTGTACAAGCTCATCGATCTGCGCTTGTTTTCGATCTAAAAGCTCTCGGTGCGTGTCGTCATGCAGCTCTTGTCCGCAAGCATGGCAGGTTTTCTGCTTTAATTGAACAAGTTCTGATTCTAATTTTTCCAGTTGACGCTGACTCCTTTCAACCGAAGTATTTTGTCTAGCCAGCATGCTTTCGATGTTTTCTCGTTCTCGCTTGCGCTCTCGCCATTCTGTTAACAAACGTTGATTTTCAATTTCTTGTTCGATGTCTATATGAGCCAGTTTTTCTATAGCCACTTCGATATCGTTAAGGTCGCGTGTTTTGTTGTCGTTCCAAATTTTTTGTTTTCTTTCGAGGCCGTGAATCGATTCTAGAATCTTATCGTTGCTGCTTTTGATTGCGTCTATTTTAGCAGTTTCGGTCTTGATTTCGTCTTTGATAAACTTATTGTTTTCTTTCAGCTTTTCTGCTTTTTCAGACAGCATGGTTATGCCAAGCAACTGCTCGATGATATCGCGCTGATCGTTAGCTCGCATCGAAAGAAACGGTTCAGTATAGGTGTTGAGAGCTACAAGATGTTTGAACATCATGTGACTCATGCCTATGATATCTTCAATGGCTTTTTGTGTTTCTCGACTGTCGCCTTGGCTTTCGTCGCTGTCTTCTGGCACTTGATCGTGCCCGTTAATTTTTAGTTTTAATACATTAGGCCTACGGCCGCGTTCAATGTGATATTCAACACCGTCTTTTTCAAAAGTACAGGTCACAAGCATGTGCTTGTTGTTGATTTTGTTTACTAGATTATCTTTTTTAATATTTGTAAGAGCCTGACCATACAGCGCATAGCTCAAACTGTTAACTATAGTTGTTTTGCCAGTGCCGTTGCGATTGCCACCATCGTCTCCGCCGAGATCGAGATTTTCGCCTAACACCAATGTAAGGTGTCCTCGATCAAAGTCAATGGCCTGCGTCTGATTTCCAACGCTCATGAAATTCTGTACGGTTAGATTTTTTATTTTAATCATAGGTCTTTGTATAGATCCAATAACAGTTTATGATCATAACTTTCTGTGTCAAGACTTGTGAGAGAATTCATAACAATAGTGTCAACGCTTTCAAAATTCATGTCAACTACTGCGGTCTGCGAATCCACCTCAACTTTCTCTGGAATCATCTGTAACTCTCGTAGATCATATTGCGGAATAAACTGTTCTTTGATAAAGTTGGCTTCTTCAAAGCTCAATTCTACATCAATAGTTGCACGGCAGTGCATTTTTGGGAACAGCAGTTCATCTGGCTTTTCCAGTATTTGGCTCAGTTTGTACACACGATATTTGGGCTGATCGGGCCATGCACGATACACAGGCTCCTTGCCCCACTCTAAAATCATCATACCGCGTTCGTCGTCGCCGGCGTCTGCATAGTTGTGAGGAAATGCATTGCCCATGTACACAATATTGTTTCTCTGCTGACGCTTGTGAAAGTGACCTGTAAACACATATTCTTGATTCTGAAAGTGGCTTGCTCGCAAGCTGCCGTGATCAGGCATCTGTACCATTGCGTTCATGTAAAAGCTGGGCAGTTCAAAATGACCAAAAATATAACGAGATTGGATTTTAGAGATTTCTTGCCACTCATCGCCTACCAGCCACGGTACAATGCTTACATCGCCGTCAGTGAAAATTTCGTTTACTAGGTGGACGTTGGGAAACAGTCTTGCAAATTCAACCGAATGTATTTCTCTCTTGTCTTTGTAATATTCGTCGTGGTTGCCTAGTATTACATACACATCTGTAAATGATTTACTCAATCTTTCGAGATTCGACACAGAATAGTTCATAGTACTGACATCCACACTACTTCTGTTGTGATGCCAATCGCCTAGAAAGATACAGGTCTCGCAACCTTCCTGTTTTGCCTGTTCGCAAAACCATTTGACAAATTCTTCACAATCTGAATTATGAATGCGACTGCCGTTTTTCATACCAAAGTGTATGTCGGTAAAACATGCGGCTTTTTTAAACAGTGACATAAATCCTCCACATGTATAATACAATATCAACGATCATATGTCAACTGTCCTCTTTGCCCTGATAGATAGCGCGGGGCTGTTCTAGGCCGTTGTCTCTTCCTTCGTTTTGTCTAGTCCAGCTTGGATTCATGCCGTTCATTTCCAATATGTCGTCTCTGATTGATTGATTTCGTTTTTCAATATTAATGATTCTCACAAAACTGTTGGTAACTGCTGCGGTATAGTATGCAAACGGATTGTCAGATTTGCTTTCGTCAAACTGTAGACCGATTTGTGTAAGCTGAAGTATTGCTTGACCGCGCATCTCATCGTTATAGGTATAGCCACGCACATTGCCTCTGGTAGCATAACGTTCACACAGTTTCATCCACATTTTTGCAAGTTCTTCTGTGGTGTGTCCGTGTGTTTTAGAAAATTCACCATTGTGAACGTCGCCTTTCCAGTGGCTTTTGCCCACGCATATTAGGTTATCGTTTTCGTCAAACTTCCAGTGCTGAAAGGGAGGAAAGTTAACTTTTTCGTGTGCGTCTGCAACGGTCTTGACTGTTTTCTTGCGTCCAGGCGCAAGCGGAATGTGCTCAAAGGTCATTACACGAAATACTACGTCTTGTTTTTTGATTTTTTTATAATCGATTTCGAATTCTTTTTGACTAGGTTTTTTGCCTGAGGTAACCTGTTCGCAAGCAGCTTCCCAATTTGCTTTTGCAATTCTTGCGGCTTGATTTCTTTTGGCTTCTGCTGTTGTTCTTATGTTGATCTTGTCGATACTGGGAACAATAATATCAAATTGATGATATTCAGGCTGGATGTAACTACAATAAGTAGTTTTGCTTTTGTGTATTTCTTTTAGTAGATCACGATTGTTTAGATACTTTACTCTTCTGGTCATGTTGTTAATATTCTCCTTATATAATAATAGTAGCACATAATTTTAAAAATAAATAGAGTTATATGGAGATTTTTTAAAAAAATGGCACGATCGACTTCCCCTCTAGCTAAACTGGTATCGAATGTTTCCTCGGAAATATCCGCAGCCGCATCTTCTGCGACAGATGGTTTTTCCCAAGGGTTGTCGGAAATCTCGCAAGCTGCCAAGCAAGGTGTCGACGGCCTTACTAACCAGTTAGCAGGCGGACTAGGCAGCGGTTTAGGACCTTCGCCTCTTGAGGGATCATATTTAGACAATGCTATCAGTGAGTTTGATGCAAACACTAGCCTCGGCGGCGGTGCCCCGCCGAACGTTAGGGGCATCGGGCCTGGCATAGAATCAGTGCAGAACAGAGTAGATTCAGCCGGTTTAGACACTTTATCTGAGGCAGTACCTGCGATATCCAACATAACGTCGGACCTAGCAGGCAATCTCGAACAGATCACCGGAGGCAGTTTGGCATCGGGCGTGCAAGACGCACTAGGCAATATTTCCGGCGCGGCAGGTGCTCTCAACAACATACTCAGCCTTAAAAGAGGCGCAAATCTGCCAGCGGGCGGCGAACTTTTCCAGTCTACAGGCCAGCCCATAGAAATAAAAGCAACACCTAAAAATGATTGGAGGGTAAAAATCAATTGCCAATGGAACCAGTTTAACAGCAAGTTATTTAAGCGTTTAGAAGACACGGGAGGCTTAGTTTGGCCATATATTCCACAGGTAACTGTGTCTACTACAGCAAACTACAATCAAATTGATCCCGTGCACACAAATTATCCAATTCTAGGTTACAAAAGCAGCCAAGTAGATGACATACAAATTGTAGGGGAATTTTCGGCAGAAACCAGCACAGATGCAGAATATTGGATTGCTGCAACTACTTTCTTAAAAACAGCAACAAAAATGTTTTACGGTGCCAGCACAAACGCCGGCAATCCGCCTATAATTTGCCAACTGTCTGGTTATGGTGCAAGCATCTTTAATAATGTGCCTGTGGTTATTACTAATTTTAACGTTCAGCTCAACGAAGATGTTAACTATGTTAAGTATGAAAAGACCAATACCTGGGTCCCTGTGTTGAGCAGTATATCAGTTACTTGCAAGCCGATCTACAGCAGAAGCAAAATGCGTCAGTTTAGTTTGCAAGAGTATGCTAATGGCTCTATGACAACCGGCGCAAGCGGAACAGGTCAAGGATACATCTAATGGCAACTTATTCTAAATACAGTCCTTATTCGGACACTAGACAAAATCGTTCATATCTCGAATTGTTAAACATAAGACCTGTACCATCAGAATCGGACGACTTCGAATACACAATCGAAAGCCAGTATAGGCACAGACCAGACCTACTTGCATACGATCTATACGGAAATTCCAAACTATGGTGGGTGTTTGTTCAGCGCAACATGAGTGTTATAAAAGATCCTATCTATGATTTTGAGCCAGGTGTTAGGATAAAAATACCAAAAAAATCCAATCTACAAAGATTTTTAGGAGTATAAGGTGGCCGAACAAGAAGGAACAGAAGATTTACTTGCTCGGATCGAATCAAATGAGAGAAATGCTAGAGGCAAAGCAAGAGATGCAGAAGACTTTGCGCAAACAGCCAGGTCTTTGCGGGCTCGCGGCGCACCTAGTGAGCAAATAGAGAGAGCAGAGTGGTTAGCAAACGACTTTCGTGGTCTAAGCCGCTCAGCTCAAAGGCAAGCCGACCGACTTCGAGCAGAGCTAGCTCAACGAAATACATCTGATGAATCAGAAGCAAGATCTAGGGCAAAAGCGGAAGCAAGATCAGGGAGAAACCTCCCGGCAAGCAAGCCCGACGGCTCAGCAGTAACCCAGTCCACTAGCGGCTTAAAAGTTAACAAAGGTAATGCATCAGTTTCGACCGGTGAAAGCGAGCCGGGAGCGTCTGCCAATGTCGTCTCCGGAAACGGCCAACAAAAAGAAACCGAGCCTACAAGATCAGATCCTAATACAACATCTACTAAGCTGACAGCTAATCTGCCTCGACTACAGAGAAATCAGTTGGAAGATTTTGCTTCATACGCACCTTTATGGACAATGGCCTGTTTAACGCCAGAACAGTTCAACAACCCAGAACTCTATAGAAATAATAATAACTTCGCCGGAGCAGAGTTTGACAACGAAATTTCAGGTGAAAGCAACAGTTCTACGGTTGTTTTTTCGAGCGCGGGTAGATTCGACGCAGATAGAACTGGAATTTTTGGGGAAGTTGCACCAGAATATTTTGTCGATAACTTTCAAATGAAAGTGCTTACTTCTGCAAACACGCAGAGCGGAAACCAAAACGCTGTTAGCTTTAGTTTCGAAATTCTCGAACCTTACAGCATGGGACTGTTGCTACAAAGCATGCAAAATGCCGCTATTAAAGCAGGCTATGCAAACTATTTAGATAATGCTCCGTATCTATTAAAGTTGGATTTTCAAGGCTTTTCAGAGTCAGGCGAAGCATTCGAAAGTGTGAGCTCTAAGTATTTTGTAATGCGTCTAACAAATGTAGATTTCAATGTTGACGAGTCTGGAAGCAGATATAATGTCAAAGGAATTCCGTACAATCATGCAGGATTCGGAGACACTATAAACACCTTGTTTACAGACATTAACCTCGAAGCCAGCACAGAAGGAACGGTCAAAGAAGTACTGGTAGACCCAAAAAATCCTCGCAGTCTTTGTTCTGTTCTAAATCGAAACGAAAAACGTTTAGTCGAAGCAGGTAGAATATCTGTGCCTGATGTCTATGAAGTACAATTTCCAGAACAATCAAACGATTTTATTAGAGCAGAATCTCCCAACGAGCGTTCCGCTACACAGTCGGTAAGAAGACAGCCTCAGAGAACGATATCTTCTACAAATGCGCCTGTGATAACAGATTTTGGAAAGAACGAAATAGGTCAAAGCGATTTTGGTTTCGATCAGTCAGACGGAGGAAATTTTGCTTTTAGAAGAGAAGACGAAGTAACAGACGAAGAGGGTAGATTGATACGAGATAAAATGGTCATCGATCCAAAAAACCGAACCTTTCAGTTTACTCAAAAGCAAACTCTGACCGATATTATCACAAAAGTTGTTCTAAGCAGCAAATATGCAGCTGATGCAATCAATCCAGACAATACTGTAGATGGTTTTATAAGATGGTTTAGACTAGATGTACAAATAGAATTTTTAGACTATGATCCTCTAATTGCAGACTATGCTAGAAAAATAACATATCGTGTAGTTCCGTTTTTGGTCCATCAAAGTGTGTTTTCTAATCCTTCTACACCAGGCATTGGATACGAAAAACTACAAGAAAAAATTGTAAAAGGCTACAATTATATCTACACAGGACAAAACACAGATATATTAAAATTTGACGTTCAAATCAACAATTTATTCTATGTAGGTAACAATCCTTCGCCCGAAGCAGATACTACGTCCGAAGCCAACCCCAATCAACAAGGAATTGCAGAAGATCCGCCTGTAGAGACCGAAACTCCCCGTGGCGGCGACGATAGAGCGCAAGCCGCAAGCTTGGGTACAGGAAGGTTACGACCAAAACCAATAGACTTGTCTATCAAAGGCGGCACCGGAACAACCAGCACTGAAAAACAAGTTGCCGATGCATTTCACCAAGCATTTATCGAAGGTTCGAGTCAGGATTTAATTAAAGTCAACTTGGAAATACTGGGTGATCCTTACTATCTTTCTACCAGCGGCCTAGCAAACTATTTTAGTGCCACTGGAATCACAGAACAGATTCTACAGGACGGCTCGATGAACTATGAAGGCCAAGACGTTTTCATTTACATTACTTTTAGAACCCCAGCGGACGTAGACACAAACACAGGCTTATATAAATTTCCCACGCAGGGTCAGGAAAGCCCGTTCAGCGGGATTTACAAAGTAGTAATCGTAGAAAACACGTTCGAAGAAGGAATCTTTAAACAAAACCTAACATGTCTTAGAATGCCAGGACAAAGTGTAGACTTTGATAACCAGCCGCTTGACATAGATCAAGATAATCAATTGGCAACACAAACCACTGTGCAAAGAAAACCGCAGGAAAATCCGGCTGATTTAGAAAATAGAAATAATAATAATTCTTCTTCTTATTCCACGTTTTAATGTGACAATAAAAAAATTACAGACTACACCTAAAGAGAAATAGATGAGCATAGAAAAAAGAAGACCGTATAATCAGACGACACAGTCTAAACTAAGCGGCATACAAACAGCTAGAATAATAGGACACGCAGATCCTACTCTAGGAGGAGCTCTTCAGGTCACACTATATAGAGATCAAGGCAACAAACAAGGCGAGGTTCCTTATGTTGTTAGACCTGCATTTCCTTTTTTTGGCAATACAGCCTACGAACATCAAGGCAATAATCTAGAAGATTTTAACGATACACAGAAATCATATGGCATGTGGTTTGTGCCGCCAGATGTAGGCACTGATGTTTTAGTGGTTTTTGTTAATGACGATCCTGCACAGGGCTACTGGCTGGGTTGCATTCCGCCTAGGTTTGCACACAGAATGGTTCCTGCAATCGGAGCAACTGATCAAGTTGCGCTTACACCTGAAGACCAACAAAAATACGGCACTACAGGGCCTTTGCCTGTAGGCGAAATAAATCGAAGACTCAATGGTCAACAGGATCGCATCAAAGACGAAGATAAAGTTCAAAAGCCTGTGCATCCTATTGCAGATAGGTTCCTCGAGCAGGGACTTATAGAAGATTATTCGAGGGGAGTGACCACAACAACTTCTCGCAGAGTACCGCCCAACAGTGTTTATGGTATTTCTACGCCCGGGCCGCTAGATAGACGCAACGGTGCCAAACGTGCGGTAAGAGGCGATACGCTCAATAGAACTCCTAACCCTGTTCCTGTAAGCAGGCTAGGAGGAAC